TAAGAATTGGTTTTAATACAAGTACTCCTGAATATATAGGTCTTAATGCTAACTGTAATGTTTATATTTCAGGTAATTTAGTTGTTGCAGGTAACGTTTATATTAAGAATACTCAACATCTTATAATTGATGACCCAGTTATTGAACTTGGAGCTAATATAGCGCAACAATCAGCTCCTACTTTAGATTCAGGTCTTTTGATGAATCGAGGGTCTGCTTCGAATGCATTCTTAGGTTACGATGAGAGCCGTGATGAAATGGCGGTGGCTTATACCGCCGATCCTTCTGCAGTCAATACAATTACAATTGCAGGATATACACCTTTACAAACTGGTCCTCTCCATACTAATTATTTAGCTAACCTTACGGGTAATACTTCTATTAGTAGAAGTCTTGTAGTTGGTTATACTGATCATCGAGTACCTCAAGCAAACTTGGATGTTAAAGGCAATGCTTATATTACAGGAGCGATGTCTATAAATGATGGAGAAGCAGTAGCTTCTGAAGATTTATCTACAGCTTTAGCTGTAGCATTAGGATAAAAAATGACTGATGAAAAATTAATAAGAGAACTCGATCGTTATAAAGAAGATATTGATAGGTTACATTCTAGAACTCAAGAAGCAAAAGCTAGAATTACTACTCATGAGGCTGTTTGTGAAGAAAGGTATCAAAGTATAATGGCCGCTCTTGGAAGGTTTGAAAAACATCTGGGAGTGGTTCAAGAAGAAATGAGTGAATTAAAAACACTTGCAATTCAAGGTAAATTTAGTTTGAAGACAGCTATTTTTTTAGGCAGTTTATTTTCCGGTTTAGCAGCTTTAATATACACTATTATAAAGATTGGCGATTAATGAATGGCTAAAGAAAAATTTTTCAAAATTAATTTAGACAAACTATTGGAACAAATTCCAATGGTTAATCAATTAGATTTAAAACTAAATTCCAGTCAATGGGGAATGATTCAAGGGTTAGAAGATCACCGTTTTTGGGTTCATATATCAGCAAGGAGAACGGGAAAATCTTATGCAGCTGCTTTATTAGCTTTTTCTAAAATACTTGAACCTAATACGCAGGTAATGGTAGTAGCTCCTAATTTTAGTTTATCTTCCGTTATATGGGATTATGTAACTCAAATAATTCGTGACTTAAAAATTGAATGTAGACGCTTAAATCAAAAAGATAAAGTTATTCAATTAGTTAATAATTCGACTTTTAGATTATTGTCAGCTAATAATAGAGATAGTCTCATAGGTCGAGCTGCTCATTTACTTATTGTCGATGAGGCGGCAGTTATTAATAATGATGAATATTTTACTCGGGATTTAAGACCTGCTCTTTCGACACATCCAGATTCTCGATGTTTATGGATTTCTACCCCGCGTGGAAAAGGTAATTATTTATATGATTATTATTTAAGAGGGCAAGATACAGACGATTATTCAGATTGGGGTAGTACCGTATTTAACTGGAAATCTAATCCTCTACTTAATGAAACAGATATTGAAGAAGCTCGTAAAACTATGAGTAAAAATTTATTTGGTCAAGAATATGAATGTGATTGGGTTACCACTGAAGGTCAAATATATGACTTGGCTGAAGAAATTCATTTAAAAGATTTAAGTGATATTTATGAAAAAGACAAAAGATTTGATTTTGTAGCAGGTTTAGATATAGGATATCGAGATGAAACAGCTTTTGTAGTATTAGCTACGGATAGTGAAAAATTTTATGCCATAGATGAATATATTTCTAAAGAAGGTACTACTTCAGCTCATGCTGAAAATATTCAAGAAATGATTGATCGGTGGGGAATTGAGACAATCTTTATTGACAGTGCCGCACAACAAACAAAAGCTGATTTAGCTTATGATTATGATATCTATTGTGATAATGCATTAAAAAGTGTTAATGATGGAATTGCTTCAATTCAAGTATTGGTAGATATGGAAAGAATAGAATTTGATGTGAATCGATGTAGACATACTTATTCATCACTTAGTAGTTATAGATGGAATCATAGAACTGAAACTCAAAAACCTCTTCATGATTGGTCTTCTCATTGTAGTGATGCAATAAGATATGCAGTTTATAGTTACCAGAGAACTCGTGTTAGCGTCTATGCTTGATTATGAAAAATAAAATATTGACCCAAAATTACTTTTAATGTATTATAATGAGAACAGGAGAAAAAAATAAATGGGACTCAGAAGTTGGATTGTAGAGAAATTAAATCCTGCGCAACCATATATTGCGTCGCAAGATCCCTATAATATCCCCCAATCTATTGTAGATTATAAAACTGCATTTCGTGAGATTGAAGTAGTTCACCGAAGCATAGAGATGGTTATTAATGCATTGGTCTCGATTCCCTTTGTAGTCGACGGTGGGGCAGCTAAAAAAATTAATAAATTACTTAACGTCAAACCTAATCCTTTTGAGGATAGGGTCCGTTTATTTAGAAGAGCATTTTTAGATTTTTACCTTGACGGAAATGCATTTTTCTACTATGATAAAGAAAGTTTATATTTATTACCCGCGAATGATGTAGAGGTAGTTGCTGATTCAAAAACGTTTATAAGTCATTACAATTATTTAATATACGATCAACAAACAGACTGGTACGGTTTTGCTAAAGAAACTACTCGTGATGCAAAAATAACATTTACTCCAGATGAAATTGTTCAAGTAAAAAGTGATAACGATCAATCAATCTTTCGTGGTGATAGTAAACTTAAGAATTTACAAAGACTTTTTGAATTATACTATGAACTTTTAGATTTCCAGCGTCAGTTCTTTAAAAATAACGCTATTCCAGGATTAGTCCTAAAAACAGATAATGTTTTAAGTAGTAAGATTAAAGAACGAATGTTAGAAAGTTGGAGAGCGAGTTATTCTAATATTTTTAATGGTGCTCGCAGCCCTGCTATTTTAGACGGTGGTTTAGATATTGATAGGTTTAGTGAAGTTAAATTTAATGAACTAGACTTTGAAAACAGTGTCGAACGAATTCAAATGGACATTGCAAAAGCTATCGGTGTTCCCTATGTTTTATTAAAAAGTGGAAACAACGCAAATATAGCAGCTAACGAAGTTTTATTTTACAACCATACTGTTCTCCCAATACTTGAACAATTTTGTAGTGCGTTTGAACATTTCTTTAATAATTTAACTTTGATTACCCCAGACAGACGTTCAGTAAGTGCCTTACAACCTGATTTGAGAACTCAAGCTCAGTACTATTCAACCTTAGTTAATACAGGTATAATTACTCCCGATGAAGCCCGTGGCGGATTAGGTATGGGAGAAATGAATGTAGACGAAACTAATTGTATTAGAGTACCTCAAAATATTACTGGAAGTGCAACTGACCCAAGCCAAGGTGGTCGACCTAGCGAAGATGAAATTCAAATAAGTACACAAGATAATGAGGATTTAGCGAATGAATAAAACATTTTATTTTCATAGTGACTTTGAAACTAAAAAAGTATCAACTACTCGTGGAACTAGAGGATTAAGGATTGCAGGTTATGCTAATACTACCGACAAAGATAGAGTAGGAGATGTAGTCACTGCTAAGGCGTGGGCACAAGGTATAACTAATTTTAGAAAAAACCCTGTCCTTCTTTATCAACATAAACATGATTGTCCTATTGGGAGAGTCGATAAAGTTACTGTTGATAAAAAAGGACTTTTTGTTGAGGCAAATGTAAGTGATGCTGCAGAAAAACTTCATGCGGTTCAGTCTTTAATTAAGGATGGGGCTTTAAAAAGTTTCTCGGTTGGGTTTAAAGTCAAAGACGGAAAATATGATCATAAAACTGATTCAATGACAATTACGGATGTGGAATTATTAGAAATTAGTGTGGTAAGTGTACCTGCTAATCAAGAGTCATTGTTTAGTATAAGAAAAAGTTTTGATGATAATCAACAAGACTATGCTGAGTTTATAGAAAAATTTGCAAATAAAGACAACGAAATTAACATTGACACTCGTGAGAAGGATATGGAAATTAAGGTTGGGATAACCGACGTAGTTGCCGATCACTATCATACTTATGAAATAGATGATGGAGGTAATGGAGTAACCACTTATGCTTCGCATAAGATGCACCATTATCATAGAATTGAGGATTATAGGGTTTCAGACGCTGATTATCCTATAGTTCATTCTCACACAATGGTAGTGTCAGCACGGCCTGTAATGGCTGAGCCAATAGAAGAGGAGATTAGCAATATGGATAATATTGATGAAAGACCTTTATCTCCCTCAGAACAAATGGCTTCTCAAGACACTCCAGAAGTTGGAGTTACAGTAGTTGAAGAGATGTCTGAAGAGGATTCTCAAGTTGAGATCAAGGCAGAAGAATCTTCACCAGATATGAATATTGAAGCTACTGCAGAAGAAGACTCTGCTCCGGTAATTGAAAAACCAATCGCCGAAAAGGCAGAGGAAACTTTGGAAGCTTCATCTTCGGATGAGGAATTTTCTGAGGAAGAAATCACTGAGGAATCTGACCCTTATGATCCTATTCCATTTATTAATATGCTCTCTATGGAGACAGCAGACTTAAAGCACGATCAGTGTGTAAAGTATAACGACAACAGATATAAAATTACTGAAGTTGCAACTGCCGAATCCCCGAATTTCAAATTTTTAGAAATTGACTTAAATGGAAATTCAAGAGATAATATAATAACAGTTGAGGCAGAAAAATTAGCTGCTGTTAACACATGGGATATTGGATCAAACTATGATATTTCTTTAACAAATATATCTAGTCCTTCTCATATGACAGATTCTGATAGAACCGATATTAAAGATAAATATTTTGATATCATAAATATTAGTGAACAAGATGCTTATAGCTTAAAGAATGAAGAACTTGTTAAATCTAATTCTAATTACCAACACAAACTTAATACACTACTCAACCTAAAAGCAACCCCGACTAATGAATGGGCAGACTCTGATTATAAATATGCCCGATATGTAAATACTATGATTGATGAACTTAAGAAGATCGAACCTAGTCAGGAGAGAGATACTTTGTTATCAATACATGGTGTAAAATATAAATCAAAAAAGGAGAATGATGATATGGCTACTCAACCAGTAGGTGACATTGTCAAAATTGATACTGGGGCATCCGAGACTAAGAGTGAGGAGACGGCAGCAGTCGTTGCTTCTTCGGCTCCAATCGAAGAGGCTCCCCCTGCATCAGCCACCGCCGAAGTCTCAGAGCCGCGAGTGGCAGAACTGGTGCAGAAAACTGGCGAAGCAATTCTTAATGAAAGCGACGCCCAGGATAAGAAACAATCTGAGTACACTCCCAATGAGAGTGAAGCTTTAGCCGAATTGAAGGCCGAAGTTAATAAGTATAAGGAGCAGATTGCTTCGTATACTCAAAATAAGATGGTCTATCAAGAAAGTAATCGTACTCAACAGCAGTTTACTCCTGAAGAGATGACGAATGCTTTCTTGCTTTCAAAGGCTCTTAATAAAACTGATCCGTTTGATACCAAACTTGGTGCTCGAATGAAACAGGTAACTTCTGTTGATCAGTTCTTAAGTAATTTCTCAACTAATGTTTACGAAGAGATGCAGCAACAGCTTGTAATCGCTCCTATGTTTGAGCGTATTGCAGTTGACGCACGTAATTTCCGCGTACCAGTAGCTGATGAAGATACTAATGGAGATGTGGCGCAGTTTGAGTCTGGCACGTTTGCTCAGAGTATTTCTGATGCCACCCGTGTTCCGACTACTCGTCAAAACACTATCTCTGCAGTAACGTTCTCGCCAAATAAATTTATGGCGACTACCCATCTTGCTAAGGATGAGGAAGAGGATACAATACTTCCACTCCTAGATTTCCTACGTCAGAGTGCAACTCGTCGTTTGGCTCGTGCCATCGATAAGTCGATCTTACGTGGTGACGGTACTTTGAAGGGCTTTAACGCTGCTCCAAAGAATGCAATTACCGCAGGTTCTGGATACCAATGTGTATTCAAGGGCGCTATGACGCTTGCTTATGATATTGCTGGCCTCCGTGAAACCACGGGTGCTGTTGGTACTAAAGCGCAGCCAGCTGATATCGCGGATGCTCGCGGTAAGCTTGGTAAATATGGTCTTCAACTAGGTAATCAGTTGGTCTTTTTGACTTCTGTCGAAGGATACAACTCTCTAGTTCAGGACAGCGATTTCACGACTGTTGATAAGTTCGGACCGAACGCAACTTACCTCACAGGTTCGTTGGGCGCTATTTATGGAATTCCAGTGGTTATCACTGATTTCTTAGATAACGTTGGTGTCGCAGGTAACCAGATTGGCTTGCTTATGTATAAGCCAGGTTTCTTGATTGCTGAACGTCGTGGTATGGAGATTGAAAGTGAATATGAGCCTCGTCAGCAGGTAACTGCAATGTATATGAGCACTCGATTTGACTTCAAGGCTTTGACTACTAATACTAATGCAGCTTTGGATGCGACTAAGTATTCTTACGCAGTTGCAATTCACTCTGCATAAACTAAAATTTAAAATCTTAACTGGTGGGGGGCTTAGCCCCCTGCCCACATAAGGAGAAAAAGAGTTATGGCTCTACAAAAATTTATTCATAAGGTTAGCCCTGAGTTAACCCAGAATGCTCAGTTTAAAGCTTACGGCGATATTCCTGAGAATCAAATGACTCCTGGTAGTACAGTTGAACTGTATCCAGGCACGTATTCTAATATTACGTGCGCTAATGGCGTAGCTATTAAGGGAGTTGGAGGAGTAGCCGATGTAACTGTACCTGGTATTCATGTATCATCTGGTACTACTGGTAATGTTCGTATTGAAAATATGACAATTACGGCTGTTTCTAATGCTGTATCCGTAGCAGGACCTTCTACGGCAGCTACTTTACATGTTAAGGATGTTATCTTTAACTTGAGTACTGGTGGTGTAACTCCAGTTGCTAATGCTAATACTATTCAGGTAGCAGGAACTGGCGCAGTTACTCTTGAGAATGTTCAATTCTTAGGACCTCAGCGTGGTAACTTGAAGGCCCCATTGGCAGCCGCTAATGTTATTGGCGGAGTCCTTTCCGTCTCTGCTGCAGCAGATATGGCTGTTACAGGTACCTCAATTCGTTATGTTGGTGCTACTATTCGTGGCGCTGGACGTGCAAATGTTACTGGCGCAACTGCTAAGGCCGATAATATGATCGGTACGTACACTCCCTCGGGTGCTACGGTCACCGCGGCTGCTCAACAGTACAGAGGTAAGGTCTAATAAGCAATTAGATATATGCTTAAAGACAGTACACACTTTAATAGGGGTAGGTGTAAACATACGCCTACCCCTTTTTACTTAGGAGGAATATAATGTCAAATATTATTGACACCATCTCATCGATGTCTTCGTCGGAGGCTCGTGAGCATTTAAAAGTTAATGGTTATGACGATGGAAGTATTGCAGAAGTAATGGCTGAATGGGAAGAGATTCAAAATAATCCAGCCCCAGCTCCAGCTCCTAAACCAGCTTCTCCACGTAAAACTAACCAACATACTCATAACGATGGAACTACTCATTCTCACCCAAATAGCGGAGAGCATGAACACGACGACGAATAATTGGAGTAAATAATGGCTACTTCTTATGGCGAATATACCTTTGTTACTTTAGCGGAAACCAAGGATTATTTAAGTATTACAAGTACTACTCATGATGCTAGATTATCTAACCTCATTGGCTTTGCTTGTGGGGCTGTGGAAAATTACATTGGTCGTGAAGTTAAAAGTAATGTTTACACTGAAGTATTTGATGGTGGAACACAATCTGTATTTGTGGAACGACTACCTGTTAATAATGTAAAACAAGTAACTGAATATGATGGTAATAGGTATGCAGATTTAGTTGGTCCTGCTACAGATGGAAGTTTTGTTAACCAAAACTGGGATGATTCAAATGTAACTGCTGAAGGAGATGCCAAATTAAAAACAAGAATTAAGAAATTTAGCCAATCTTCAGTAAAATTTGATGGTGCTGAGGATTATGTTACTATTACTGATCCAAGTTCTAGTAACCCAAAATTTGATTATGAAACCTCAGATTTTACTATTGAAGGTCAATTTCGTTTAAATCTTTTAAATAATAATAAATGTTTAGTTTCTCAAGTTAAAGACGCTGATAATTTTTATGCGTTAAGATATAATTCTGCTGTAGGATTACAATTTGATGCTTATAGTGGTGGAACACAAGTTATGAATGTTGCTCATGGAACCACCACAGGGTATGCAGCTAATTCTAATACCTTTATGCATGTAGCAGTATCTCGCAGTGGAACACACGTTAGATTATTTAGAGATGGTTCTAATGTTGCAGGAATAATGACATCTAATTCTATGCCAACAATTGGGACAGATTATAATGTAGAACTTGGTCGATTAAACTTAACTGCAACAGAAGAAATGACAGGTTATGCAGATGAATTAAGAATTTCTTTTGACAAAGCTCGATATACTACTGATTTTACAGCTCCGAAATATCCATTTTCAACTGACAATGATACAACAGTTTTAGTTCATTTTAATGGAACTAATGACTCGACATCTTTCCAAGATGACGCAGTTCGTGACCCTGATTATGTATGGGTGGGGGATAGTGGCAAAATTGAACGTAATGTCACAGGAGCTACGGAAGGACGCCAAACAATTTCAGTAATTGATATTCCAATGTGGCAAAATTATCCAAAAGCTGTTAAAGTAACTTACGATGGTGGATACTCTGATGTTCCAAATGATCTTAAAGTAGCAACTATGGATTATATTAAAACATTATATAAACAAACTGAAGCAAATCAAAGATATAGTTTACAAGGTGAAAGTGGTGGACAATTTAATTTAGCTTCTTCTGGATGGCCTCCTCATGTTCGTCGCATTTTAGATATGTATAGGATACCGTTCTAATGGCTATTACATTACAACAAGTGCAACTTCCTAAAATTAGTACTCCACAAGCTACAGCGGATCAAGGTATTAATGCAGTAGCTTCTTCTTTAATTTTAATTGATAATGATGAATATAATACGGCTGCTGCCGCATATTATGATAGTGGTAATAGTAAAGAAGTCAGCACAATGGAACAGATTCTTGGACGAGCAACAGGGTTTCAAGGAACTGCGACAGATGTAAGTGGTAAAGCAGATTTACAATATTTTAATCTTAAATTAGGAGATGTAGTCACTGGTAAGATTCAGATTGGGCAATACGTGCCGCCTAATACTCTTGCGAGGATGAAGAATCAGGCTCTAAGTCCTGCTGAAAAAAGTTTTGTAGCGATGTTGAAAGAAACAACAAGAGAGGAATATCCTGACCCAAGCGAAGTCACCCTACCCAGCGAGAAAGACCAAAAGTACTTAAGTACACGCGGATTGCAAACCGGCGCAGAACAAAGAGGACTGGAAGTTGGAACTCAATTTGGTGGAATTGGAGGAGAGGTAAAAAGTTCACGAGTTGTGTTGCAGGTTCAAAAAGGAGGTGGTGTGATAGCTGAAGGACCTTCAGGAAAACCTACTGAGGCCACAACTATTGCACAAAGAACAATAGGATCAACATTACAGTTTGCGGAAGGTGGAGAAGAAGAATTTCAACGTCAACAAACATTAGGTCCTGCTGCGGTGCGCGACACGATCAGAGCAGAAGCCTTTCGTGATGATCCAGATTTAGAAAGTGATTTCTATGATACTAACAAAGGCGTACAACGAAAAGCCAAAAATAAGTTGAGCCAAATATATAAAGATAAGGGCGCTACGGACAAAGGAGTCTTTAGTTCTCAATTTTATGTAGACTTATTAAATAATAAAGATGATATAGCTACAAAGTTATTTGGAAAGGCAGGGGCGGCTTCTATTGAAACTGTTAGATTAAAAGCAAAAAATGTTTTTACTCAAGTTACTTTGAGAGGAGCAAAGAAGCAAACTCGTAGAAATTTTATTTATTTTGTAGAAGGAGTAGAGCCTAATGACACGGATTTTGGTGGAAACTGGGATGCATCGAAGAAAGTTTTACAATGGAAATTTCTTCGTGGTTTTGAGAAAAAACTGGAAAAAGCTTTACTGAATCAATTAGGTGATGATGCTTTACAATTTCTTGATGATACAGATTTTGTTAATAAAGTTAAACAAGCTGGAACTGGAATTTTAGTTTTAGGAAACAAGGGAATGCAGGGTGGACTTGATGGACTTAATGTTGAAGCTCAACTTGCGGTAACTAAATCTATTCCGATTCCAACCATAGCTCGTATAATAGTTCCAAAAGAAAAAAGAAAGCCTTCGAGAACACAGCCTTCGAGAACACAGCCTTCGAGAAGAAAACTTCCATCTCCTAGAGGACGATTTATTTCTAACGTGCAACTTTCAGCAATATTACAACAAAGACTAACAAAAGCAATGCCTCGTTATCATCAACCTCAAAAACCGATTCCTCGGTATGTAACTGGACGATTGGCACGGAGTTTTCGAATAATGGCAGATTACAGACAAGGAATTATGGGATTTTTTAATACAGCTCCTGCTTCTGATTATGTGGATGAACTTAATATGCGTGGATGGATGTTAGATAAAGGCTTAGTAGAACCGACTATTAGACAAATTACACAACAACTATTTGGTAGGCAGTTTCGAGTTTTAAGAACTCAATAAAAGTCAAAAAATAAAATTTGCCACGCGTGAGTGGCTGTGATATACTTAATACAATTAGGAAAACATAATGGCGACGAGTAGACGACGTGATATAGCGAATTTTCTCGTTGGAGAACTCAAAAAAATTGATGGTGATGTTTCTTCTTTTGATAGTAGTTATACCTATCAAGTTAATCTCTTTAATAATGTTTTCCGACGTTTAAAATTTCTTGATGAAATTAACGATTTTCCTTCTGCTTATCTTCAAGCAGGGACGGAAAACAGAATATATGATTCTAAAGGACTTACAACTTCTACTTTAGGTATTATGATTCGCGTTTATGTTCATACAGAAAATGCCGTTGAAGAACTTGAAAGCACTATGCAAGACATCGAATTTGTCATATATAATATGGATACAGAACAATATGGGATAATGGATGTTCAAGTGGCTACAATGAGCACCGATGAAGGGTTGCTAGACCCTTATGGAATAGGAGAAGTTGGAGTCACCGTACAATACGATGTGACAGACTAATATAAAAAGGAGCTACCCGAATGGCAACCCAAATTAATTTACAACGTAATAGTGAAGTATTCTATTCGACAGTAGATCTGAACGGAGGAGCAGCGGCTGCTGCCATGTCCGCCGCTAATA